GTTCCTTATGTAAAAATCATGGTTGCAGGCGACAAAGACAATATAGTTTTCAGACCAGTAAGGGAGACAGACAAGAATCGTTTCCCTAAGCAATGGGCGGCATTCCAGAACCGTGATGAACAGGTTCAGGAAGGAACCCCGTTGTCTGAATGGGCTGGTGTATCACGGTCAATGGTTGAGGAACTGAAGTTCTTTGGTATCCATACCGTAGAGGCATTGGTCAATATGCCTGATTCATCTGCCAGTAAGTTTATGGGCATCAATAGCATTCGGGCAAAGGCAAAGGCATTTATCGAAGATGCCAAGCTAATGGCTCCGATTGCCAAGTTAACTGAAGAGAATGCCATGCTTAAACAGCAGATGGCAGAACTGCTTTCGCGTTTAGATGGTGAGGAAGTTGCACCAAAACGCAGGACACGCAAGAAGGTAGATAATGGCACGATTCAAGACGATCAATGATATTGTCAATCAGGTAGCAGTCGAGACAGGGTTACATCGTCAGGCTGATATTTTTGCTACTGCTGATTCATCATTTGATCAGTTAATCACACTGGCTAATTCCTGTGGTTATGAATTACTGCAGTCTGATGATTGGCAGAACTTCAACAGAACACACAAGATAGTCACACAGTCTACAGATACAGGTATTTATGACCTGCCTGATGACTATGCCTACATGATTGACCAGACTGCATGGGAGTTAACTAATAACGTCCCTGTGGGCAATCTATCAGCTCAGGAGTGGACATATCTCAAGGGTTCTGATCTTGTAAGTTATACCATCTACGCTTCATTCAGGCTGAATGAGGGGAAGATATGGATATTCCCTTACGCCAACTCAAGTCAGGAAGTTCCTGATGGTCTGACGTTGGAATTTGAGTATGCCTCACGCAACTGGGTTAACACCCACGGTGTACAGGGTGAGTATGACGACAAGTGCGTCAACCCTGATGACATTGTGTTGTTTGAACCCTATATGTTTGAGCGTCTGCTTAAAGCCAGATTCCTTGAGGCCAGAGGATTTGATTCATCCATGGCAACAGAGCAACTGAACAGGGCATTTACCTCATGGGTAGGCAAGGATAAAAGCGCACCCATACTGGATGCAAGCCAGCGCAGACTTACTGTTAATTACCTGAGTGACTGTAACGCTCCAGACACAGGATTCGGCAAATAATGTTGGCTGCTAAGCAAGGTCAGAAGCAGAACACGACCAGTACAACTTTCCCTGCACCAACAAAGGGTATCATCGCCACCGAGCCGATGTACTCTGCGGGGGATATTGGTCTTGATGCAGCGATTTGGCTTTATAACATGGTAGCAGGTGAGTATGGCTGTCGTGTACGTCAGGGTTCGATACAGGCCGCTAATGGTCTACTGGATTTAAACGATGAGGCAGGCGATGTAAGGACTGTCTTTCTGTATAACTCTGTTCAGGCAGGTGCTACAGACGATATATTCTTTGCCACCACATCGAAAGGTATCTGGGATATTACCGATCCAGATAACGTGTCGCTGTATTTTGAATGGCCTGTAAAGAATGAAGCTACGACAGGGTGGTGTTCTGTTCTGAACTACACCAATGTTAATGGCGATCACTTTATCCTGCTGTGTGACGAGGATAATGGCTACTACATCTTTGATGGTGTGGATTGGGCTTTGGGTACTTTTACAGGCAGTCCAAAACCAAATGCTGAAGATCTTGTGCAGATTACGGAATGGAACAGCAGAATATGGTTTGTAGAGAGAAACAGCGCAAGGGCATGGTATCTTGATCCACTGGCATTAAAAGGCGATGTCACACCATTTGATGTCGGTAACCGATTCAAGAAGGGTGGTCATCTAGTCCAGAACACAACGTGGACACTGGATGATGGTGCGGGCATGGATGATAAGTTCGTGCAGATTTCATCATCTGGTGACATTCTGGTCTGGGAAGGTGTAAACGTAGGGTCAAACCTGACTCTGGTTGGTCGTTGGACTACAGGCGAGACACCAGAGGGTCGCAGGGTAATGTCTGATTGGGGTGGTGACGTACACATCCTGACACAGACAGGTGTGGTGCGTTTATCTATCCTTATGGAAGGTAACGCAAGCCTATCACCTGCCGCATTTACCACAAACAACATTTCAAGGTATATCCGTGATCGTATGCAGAAAACCGTGGATGATTACGGTTGGAGCATGGAGACAAATCCGAGGGAAGGTATTGCACTTATATGTTCTCCCGCAAGTGTATCGCAGTCACTGAAGCCTTTGCAGTTTGTATGTAACGTCAATACAGGTTCATGGGGTATGTTCCGTGACCTTGATATTCGTTGCATGGATCAGAACGTCAATGGGTTCTTCTTTGGCACATCTGATGGCCGTGTGATGCTTATGGATGGCTACAGGGATAACGTAACAGCAGAGGACGGTGGTGATAACATTACCTTTTCGCTACTTACCCATTTCTCGCACTTGGGAAGCCCTGCATCATGGAAAAGACCGCATTTTGTACGCCCTGCATGGATAGGTTCAACACAACCGACTTATAATCTACAGATACGCTATGATTTCGACATCGGTGAGGTTCTGACATCACCGCCTTATGTTATTGATTCTCAGGCACAATGGGATGTTGATAACTGGGATGAGGCTATCTGGGAAGGCAGGGCGCAGACCACGTTTGAGACTATTGGTGTCAGGGGTCAGGGTCGTCATATCGCTGTAGCTATTCGCGGTACGGCATACACTGAATTATCGTACCTTGGTGCAGACCTTATGTTTGAAGTTGGGGGGATGCTTTGATTGAGTTCGTTGCTTTCTGCTTTGAGACGCATGGCAAGTGGGTTAAACAGGTTATTAATCCTGTGTTCTGTGAAGATACCAAAGGGATTGTTGCTCTGAAAAACGGCAAGCCTGTTGGTGCTTTCTTGGGTGACCAGTGGACTCCGACATCAGTACAGACCCATGTTGGTGTTACAGACCCAATGTGCCTAAAGCATGGTTTACACAAAGAGTTTGCAAGATGGGTATTTATAACCTGTAATCGCCGTATGATGATCGGACTTACACCGTCAAACAATGAAAAAGCGATCAAGATAAACAAGCACTTTGGCTTTGTTGAGATAGGTCGCTTAAAGGATGCCTACGCTGATGGCGTGGACTATATACAATATCTGTTAAAACGTGAGGACTGTAAGTACATTCCTCAAGAACTTAGGAAGGCAGCATAATGGGCAAGAAATCTGCGCCACCACCACCAGATTACACAGCAGCAGCAGTAGCATCTGGCGAGGCTTCAAAGGAAGTCACTGAACAGCAGACATGGGCTAATCGTCCAGACCAGTTTACGCCTTGGGGATCGACTACTTGGTCACCTACGCAAACATGGGATCCTAGTACCAGACAGTATGTCAACAAGTGGACGCAAACAACTAATCTTGCTCCCGATGCACAAGCAGCACTGGATAGTCAGATGCGTCTGCAGATGGGAAGGTCTCAATTGGGTGAAAGTCTGTATGACCGCATGGCTGAAGAGTACGGCACACCGATGGATTGGAATAGCCTGCCTGAATGGGGTGAATCACTAGCAGGTGGTGATGAGGCAAGACAACGTGCAGAAGATGCGTTGTACAGTCGAGCCACTTCACGGTTGGACCCGCAGTGGGAAAACGCACAGGCAGACAAAGAAGCGCAGTTAGCAGCACAGGGTTTAAGACAGGGTGATGAGGCTTATGATCGCGCCATGCGAGAATTCAACATGGCTAGAACAGATGCCTATGAGCAGGCCAGAACGGGTGCTATCACTGGTGGTGGATCAGAGGCAACCAGACAGCAGGCAATGGATCAACAGGCATCAGCCTACCAGAACACAATGCGTCAGGCACAACTGGCTGAAGCTATGCAGCAACGTGGATTCTCACTCAATGAGATTAACGCACTGTTAACAAACCAACAGGTTGGAATGCCAAGTATGCCTCAGTTCAGTCAGGCAAGTGCTGCACAGCCGACAGATTACCTTGGTGCTACAGATATGGGTTATCAAGCGGCATTGGGGCAGTACAGCGCAAATCAGGCCGCTAATCAGGGCATGTTTGGTGGTCTTGG